GTTCACTAGAATCTGGTGAATTGGCGATGAATGTTACAGATGGTAAATTTTTTACAAAAACATCTGGAGGAACAGTTAAAGAAGTTGGTGGTGCAGGATCAGTTACATTACAAGATGTAACAGATAACGGTGCGATTACAACAAATGATCTAACTTTAAATGGCGGAGATTTAATATTTGAAGGTGCTTTAGAAAATGCTTTTGAAACAACTTTAACAGTTGCTGAACCAACTGGAGATAGAACAATAACTTTACCAAATCAATCAGGTACAGTTGCTATGGATGGTGACGCTTTGGCATATTCTATAGTATTTGGAGGATAATTATATAAATGGCAAGTTCATTTAAAAATGCAGGAATGTCTGTTGTAACCACAGATAATTCTAGTGCAAATTTATATACTGCTTCTGGTGTAACTGCCGTTGTTCACGCTGTTTACATTTCAAATAAAAGTTCTACAAATACTGCTAAGGTAGATGTAAAAGTTACTACTGATGGAGGTTCTACTTTTTATCACGTAGGAAAAAGTTTAGAGATTGATGTAAATAATACATTAGTTTTAGATAAACCAATTAATTTAGAAACAGGTGATATTATTAGAATTGTTGCTGAATTAAATATTGATTCTTCATCACCAGATGTTGAAGCATATGCAAGTATATTGGAGATTAGTTAATGGGTACTTTAAATACATATCTTGTTAACACAAATGGAAAAGGTGCAAATACTTATAGTGAAACATTCCACGGTTTAAGAAGAACAGCAGAAGGTTTACTATATTATAATTTAAGAGATAAAAATGTGGGTACTTTTAGTAACGATGGTGGTACAACACAAATTGCAAATGATGATGATTATGTAACTGTTGTTGAAGAATATATCTCTGGTAAAGATCAAACTTTTTCTGGAGATGGTTCTGATACGACTTTTACGTTAACTGATACAGGTAGAGAAGCAGATCAAATCGCTGTTTTTGTAGATAGAGTAAGACAAACAGTAACAACTGATTATTCTCTATCTGGTACAACCTTGACTTTTGTAAGAGCACCACATAACAATGCTGAAATATTTGTTAGAGTAATTAAAAAAGAATATAAAAACGAATCAACTGATACTTTTCAACAGTATCGTTTTGAAAATGGAAAGGCATATTACAAATTAGATAGTAATGGTAAGTTAAATAGAATAGAAAATAAACGTATGATTAGTGATACGGCAAATTTTCCTTACGAGGTAGAAGACAATTTTTCAACAATAGAGTCTTCTTATTCAGTAAATTCTACGACTTATAGTGTTTAAAAAGTATTATAAATATAGAAAGTTATGGCAGATTTTGTATTAGGAAGATTAAAGTTTAAATGGAGAGGCGATTGGTCTACTTCAACAGCTTATTTAATAGACGACATAGTTAAGTATGGCGGTAATACATATGTCTGTGTTACAAATCATACATCATCAGCTGCAACAGCAGATTTTTATACAGATTTAAATTCAAATTCATATTGGGAATTACATACTGAAGGCCTTTTCTTTAAAGGTAATTGGGCTGGTTCAACATTCTACAAATTAAATGATTTAGTAAAATACGGTGCATATCAGTATAGATGTATTTTACAACACACATCTGCTTCAGATTTTGCAATCGGTTCAAACTGGCAAGTTTATTCTGAAGGCTTACAATGGGAAGATAGTTACAATGCTGGTACAACCTACCAAGACGGTGATGTAGTATCTTATGGTGGTTACACTTATGTTTATGTAAACTCAACACCAAGTGCTGGTAACACTCCTACAGATAATAGTTATTGGGATATTATAACAACAGGTTATAATAATACAGGAGCTTACTCTTTTGGAACAACATATAAAACAGGAGATGTTGTAAATTATGGTGGTTATGTTTATGTAGCAAATACTAATCATTCAGGACAGTATCCTGCTAATACAGATGGTACTACAAATTCATCTTATTGGGATTTAGTAGTTAAAGGTTTTGATTATCAATCAGGCGCTTTTAACTCTGCTACAACTTATAATATTGGTGATGTAGTAAGATATGTTTCATCTTCTTATGTAATGTTGAAAGACAGACAAACAAATGTCGAACCAGGAACAGACGGTACAGTTTGGCAGTTAATTGCTCAAGGAGATACAGGTGCTGTTTTAAACACAAGAGGTGATATAATTGTACAAGATGCCTCACAATCAGCAAGATTACCAATCGGTGTTGTTGGTTCAGTTTTAACAACAGACGGTACAGACCCAATTTGGTCAAACGCCGAAGGCCGAAATGTTTACTATGTTGCAAACTCTGGTTCAGACAGTAATCCAGGAACACAATTTTTACCTTTTAAAACAGTTTATTACGCATTATCACAAGCGACTTCAGGAGATGTTGTTGACTTTGATACAATTACGGGTGGTACAGGCGGTACTCCAGGCACTTATGATGCTACTCAATCAACTTCTACTGGTTCAGGAACAGGTGCTCAAATCAGAGCAGTATTAGATGGTTCTTCAACACCTACAGTTACAATAATTAATGGTGGTTCAGGTCACGCCGCTGGTGATGTAATTACATTTCCTGGAGATTCTTTAGGAAGTTCTACAAATATTACAATCACAGTTGTTTCTGCTTCAATTGGTGATGTTGTTTATGTTAAGAACGGTGTTTATAGAGAAACTTTACCTATTAGAGTTCCTGCTGGTGTAACAGTACAAGGTGAAAGTTTAAGAGGAACAGAAATTAGACCTGCAAGTGGAACAGGTCATCAAGTAAAAACAGTTACAATAACTTCAAATACATCTGGTGCAACTGATGGTACTTATAATTATGTTCACGGTAATTCAACCTCTTCATCAAATGGTATTGCTTCTTCTTTTGTGGCAAATGTAACAGTTTCAAGTGGTGTTGTTTCAGCAGTTACAATTTATCACGGCGGTACAGGATTTGTTACAAGTGATACAATTACAATTAACACAGATAATATCGGTTCAGGAACAGGAAATTTAATTTTAACAGTTGCTTCATTAGAAAACAATGATGCTTCTAATATGTTTTTGGTAAACAACCAAACAAACATAACTCAAATGTCAATGAGAGGATTGACTGGCATACCAACTGCTGGTGGAACAGGTAAAGCTGCCGTTATTTCATTAGACCCTAGTGGTGCAATTAGTTCAGTTTCTCCATATATGCAAAACTGTACATCATTTAACACAAACGCTACAGGTATTCAAATTGATGGTAACTTGCACAGTTCAGGTAACAAATCAATTCTTGCAAATGACTTTACACAAATTAACTCCGATGGTAAAGGTGTTCACGCAATTGCAGGCGGCCGGGGTGAGATGGTTTCTGTCTTTACATATTACAATGCAATTTCATTCCACGCACAATCAGGTGGATTTATTAGAGGTTTAAACTGTTCATCTGCTTATGGTGAACAAGGTGCTGTTGCAGACGGTACATTGGCCGCAGAAAGTCCTATAGAAGTACAAGCTCGTGGTGAAATGTTAAAATATGCTACAGCAGGATTTATTGGCGCTGCTACAGAAAGTGATATTGCAGATACAGTTTCAACTTCAGGTACACCAACAGCGGCTGCAATCGTAGGTGACACTTCAGGTGCAACTGCTACAATTTTTAGAACAAACATATCACTAGATTACATTCACATTGAAAACAGAACAGGCAACTTTCAACAAGGTGAAACTGTTACAATTACAAAAGATGATAGTTCAACTTTCCAAGCGACACTTGATAGTTCTTTTGGTGCTCCATCAGTTGCACAAACAGGACAAGTTGGTCCACTTATTGCAGTTAAGTCCTCAGACGGAACATTAGGTAGTGCAAATGTAATTGGTGTTGGTAATAATTTAGTAGCTGCTGGCGATACGGCAAAATACTATAGAGTTTCAGCAGTTTCAGAAACAAATACAGGTAATGAAACAGCACTTGTTAGATTAACAGAAAGTGTTACAACAGGCAGAGCAATTGTTGAAGATGAAGAAATAGATGTTACTTCAGATTTCTCAAATGTCCGTTTAACTGGACACGACTTCCTAGATATTGGTACTGGTGACTTTACTACTACTAACTATCCAGGTGGTCCTTCTCAACCTGCTGACCAAGCAGATGAAGTTACAGAAACAAATGGTGGTCGTGTTTACTTCTCATCTACTGACCAAAAAGGTGACTTTAGAGTTGGTGACTTATTCAGAATTGAACAGGCGACTGGTGTTGCAACTCTTAACGCAGACGCTTTTGACCTTTCAGGTCTATCAGAATTACAACTTGGTTCTATTGGTGCAGAATTAGGTGCTACAATTAATGAATTTA